CCTAGTAAAGCAACCATTCCTCCACTATAGCTATAAATTACTTTATTTGCTACTATGCTTTGTAGTCTAGATGTTGCATTCCCTGTAGGAGCACCCCGATTCCCTCCAGATGTGGCTGTTATTATTATGAGATATGATGGAGTAACAAATGTCTTTCCAACAGCTGTAAATAAACTTACCGGAGAAGTGAGTGTAGTGGCATTCGCAGAATTATCATACATCACCTTCCCAGCAAGGGCCGCCAGACTATATGGTCCGGATAGACCAGCGTTTTCTCCCACGTCTCCTAAGGACAAGGGGCCTATAAATTTTGCTGGGTAATCAAATGCCGTACATCTCCATTTATCGGTTGTCTTGACGAGAACTGTTGATCCAGATGTTATTGCCATCCACGCAGCAGTAGGCCCACCCCTGTATCCTTGATTTTGCCATACAGTGTTTGCTGGATTACCTGACATATTCACGACACGTACCTCCAACGTATTTAATCCTGGTGGTATATTCACAGATAAATTAGTAAAGGATAAACCTTCATATCCTAAATTCATAATTACATCCGTAGATTTATATTTTACACCATTTAATACTATATAACCAATATTGTCAAGTCCACAGGACATTGTAGCCCCTGTTACTGCGGGCCCTGTGTTTATAAAAGTATAATAAAATGCGAAAGCAAGGTTGGATGGTTGATCCATATCCCCTTGATATACCGTTGACATTAACCACATAACACCATTTCCTGTAGCAGGAGCACCGTTCTCAAATGACGTAGTACGCCAAACCGATGCAACAGAACCAACCTCAAATACCGCAACGGCACTCTGATTCCCAGGTGTTCCTGATAATGTATCTGAACCCATCAACGACATTCTAATATTACTCAATAACTATCCACCAATCCCGCCGAACCACTTCCCGCAAATGTAGTGACCACCCCACCAGGAGTAATTCTTCGGATAGTATTATTGAATTGATCGGCCACGAAGATATTTCCCTGAGAATCCACGGCCAATCCACTCGGACGATAGAAACTCGCACCAGGCCCTACTCCATCTTTCCTACCTGACTCAGTATTCCCCGCCAAAGTTGTAAACACCGTATCAGGCGTCATTTTGCGAATGCGCTGATTATAGGTATCCGCTACATACAAGATACCTCCCGCGCTCATAGCAAGACCAAGAGGAGCATCAAAGGCCGCCTCTCTTCCCCTACCATCCTTCCAAGTTCCTCCACCTGCACTTCCACCTCCCACACCACACTGGCTCGATTTCCCAACAATACCTCCTTTTTCTAAGCCAGCCACCGTAGAGACTTCTCCTCCAGGTGAAATCCTGCGTATATAATTATTCCCAAGCTCCGAGACATATACATTTCCTCCCGCATCCACGGCGATTCCTGCGGGCAAATTGAGAGTCGCCGTGCCCTTGCCACCATCCTCACACCCCTTCTTATTACCCCCTGCCATGGTTTCCACAACTCCTGTCTGACTTATTCTACGAATGGCGTGATTCGCCGTATCGGCAACATAGAGTGTGCCATCCAAGCCAAGGGCAAGACCTGACGGCTTGGCGAAACTGGCCGCGGTACCAGTACCGTCCTTTCGGCTTACATCGCCGTTGCCCGCGAATGTAGTTACGGTACCCGCTGGCGAGATCCTGTAAATGACATTCTTCCCGTAGTCGCACGCAAATACGTTGCCACTCTGAGTGACCACAATCCCCGCCGGAGGACCATTTACTTTTGCGAAAGTGCTCACAATACCTCTCGGTGTTATCTTGCGGATCGCATTATTGCGCATATCGGATACGTACAGATTATCGTTGGAATCTATGGCAATTCCATAGGGCCCGTTGAATTGTGCTGTCTTCGGAGCGTCTGCCACGTTACATGTAAAAGGGAGGCCGAAGCATTTGTTCCAGTAGAGCTTGATAGCATGGACACCCTTCTTGCCATCATAGCCATCGTCAAATAGGGCCATCAAATCTGTCCTGCCTCCAGGATCTGCCGAGACGATTCTGTCCATCTTCCCAACGAGGCTACAGTCCTCGGCCTTGTTATCAAAACCTTCTGTGGGTGTTGGTGTAATAACAGCCACAGAACGTACTACGGGTCTTCTCCGCAATTGTTTGCTCCAACCAGGCTCTACCCAGTTTTCGTCGCACATTTCTAGAGTGCTCTATTCCTCAACAACAAATAGTCCCTGTGCATGCTACGGAGCACGGCTTCGGGCACTCTCTCTTTGGTCTCCTTGGGGAGGGGTTTGATGAGCTTCGCCTCCTCTAGATCCTTGCGAATATCGGCGAGGGGTTTCTGGGAACTTTCTTTGGAAATCGCCTTGGCACGTGTAACACGCTTCTTGAATCCGCTGAGCTGTACTTTGACTTTGTGAGTGTCTCTCGGATTTGTGGAGCGCTTCTTGGGCTTTAGTGTGGCCGGGGGGGCGAGGACAATCTTCTTCGGGGTTTTCTTGGGAGGGTGTAAAAGGAGTTTGGGCTTGGCCTCTTCGGCCTTGGGCTCTGCCTTGGGCTCGGGCTTAGGCTCTGGCTTAGGCTCGGCCTTAGCAGAAGGAGTCGGAGAAACCGAAGGTGAAGGCACATGTGTCTTGCGAATTACGACCGACTCGTCCTTTACCACCGCAGCAGCCCCGCCTCTCGCAAGAGAATTCTGAATAGCCCTCGCCGCACTAATATTCGCAGCGCCTGTAATGGATCCTCCAGGAGGAACATCGCCACCGTCCTGATATTCCTTGCGCTTCCTGCGCGTTGAACCGCCTGCGCGCTCCTTGCGGTAATGATCCACCGCCCCACCCGTTATTTGTACATTCCTCACTTCTGACATTCTGCGCGCCTATCTAAATAAATGGCAAGAAGTAACTTAGGTATGAAAGTAAAAATTGACACTTCCATCCCTGCCAAAACCAAGTCCCTACCAACAATGTCTGCTTCTGCTGCTGCAGCAGTCCAAGACCCCAACCTCTGGCACAAATTCCTCGAACTCTACTTTGGTCAGGCAGACGGCAAGCAAATTGTGACCCACCAGCTAGAGAGTTTTAATCATTTCATGAAGCACGACATCCATGAAATTATTACGATGGTGAACCCCGTGATTGTCCGGGGTAGTCCAGAGATTCCCCTCAGTGGACCCAGGTCGGCCCTCGCATCCGCCACCGGCCTCAGCACTTCCGCAGCCAATGCGCTCATGGGCAACCAGGAAGTGGCCGCCGTAGCCAGCCTCGGCCCCGTCAGCCGTGAATACGAGGTTCACCTGGAGTTCGGCAATATCCAATTCAAGAAGCCAACCATCTTCGAGAACAACGGCGCCGTCCTCCCCATGATGCCCAATGACGCGAGGCTGCGTAACCTCACCTACGCCGCGCCCCTCTTCGTCGACATCAACGTGACCTACATCGAGACGGACAACGCCCACGGTGGCAAGAAGTCCGTGCGCAAGCGCCTCTTCCCCAATGTCCACATGGGCAAGATCCCCGTGATGGTCGGCAGTGAGTACTGTCTCCTCAATGACCAGCACCACGTGAACCCAGCCCGTGTCGGAGAGTGCGCCGAGGACATGGGTGGCTACTTCATTGTCCAGGGCGGTGAGCGCGTCTGCATTAGCCAGGAGCGCATGTCCGAAAACCGCCCGTTCGTGTTCCGCAATAACCGGAACACCGCGAAGGAGTTAGAGGTGGTGGAGGTGAAGTCCATCGGCCCGGACAATGACCAAGTGCCCAAGTCCAACTCCGTGCGGATGATGTACCACCCCAAGAACATCCAAATCATCCTCCTCCGTTGCTCCCTGCCGCGCATGAAGGCGCCCATCCCCCTCTTCATCGTCTTCCGCGCCCTCGGCGTCGTGGCCGACAAGGACATCGTGGACATGATCCTTGGACCTTCCGGGCCAGGCCAAGACCGAGACACCTCCTTTGACACAATCATCAACGAGTCCATGGCTGAGTCTTCGTCGGTCCAGACCCAGGAGCAGGCCTTGGAGGCGATGGCCTCCTACATCAAGATCTGGGCTCCTCGTGGAACCAGGCCTCCTGTACTCGTCAGCGACATCCTCGCCGAGGAGCTGTTCCCGCACATTGGGGCCGAGGACAAGGCCTATGAGAAGGCCTGTTTCCTGGCGCACATGACGCGCAAGGTGCTGTGGGTCTCGTCGGGTCGCATCCCCAATGACGACCGTGACTCGTACCCCAATAAGCGCGTGGACTTGCCTGGGTTCTTGCTCGCGAATCTCTTTCGCACCCAGTTCTCCACCATCATGGTGAAGGACATCAAGTCCTATCTGGCCAAGGAGATCCACGGCGGGAGTTGGAAGGCCACTGGCAACTTTGAGGAGATTCTGAACATCAGCAATATCCACAAGGTCATCAAGTCCACGAATCTGGAGGTCGGCCTCAAGACGTGCCTCGCCACGGGCAATTTCGGCTCGGCGAAGGCGGGTGGGCCGAGCAAGAACGGTGTGAGCCAGGTACTCAATCGCCTCAACTATATCTCTGGTCTCTCGCACTTGCGCCGTATCAGCACGCCCATTGAGAAGACCGGCAAGCTCATTGCTCCCCGCAAGCTCCACAACACGCAATTCGGCTTTGTGTGCCCTGCCGAGACGCCGGAAGGTCACTCGGTGGGTGTGGTGAAGAACATGGCTACCACGGCGATTGTGAGTATCTTCAGCAATCCTCGGTGTGTGAGTGACTATCTGGATAGCCTGAGTGTGCTCAAACCCCTGACCTCTTCCTCTATCACCGAGAAGTTCACGGATACGCGCATCTTCTTGAACGGGGCGTGGATCGGCACCTTGGAGCCCACCACCACACGTAGCACCATTGAATCGCTCAAGGCCGCCAAGCGCGAGTGCCAGCTCCATCCGCAGACCGGCATTATTTGGAAGATGAATTTGCGCGAGCTGTGGATTACCACGGAGGCAGGGCGCATGTTGCGCCCTCTCTTGTATGCTCCCGCTATGCGCGAGGTCCTTGGCGACCCGGCTTTGGCCAAGCGCGTTGACGCGATGAAGACGTGGGAGGAGCTTCTTCTGTGGAAGACTCCTGGTGGACATCATCTCGTGGAGTACATTGATCCGGGTGAGACGGAGGGCGCTTTTATCGCGATGACCTACAAGGCTGTGTTAGAGGATGCGCAGAAGACGCATGTGGAGATCCATCCGTCCTGTATCCTCGGCTCGCTGGCGTCTAACATTCCTTTCCCAGACCACAATCAGTCGCCCCGTAATGCCTATCAGTGCGCGATGGGAAAGCAGGCCATGGGCATGTACGCCCTCAACTTCCGCGAGCGCTTTGACGCCCTCTCGCACATGCTCTGCTACCCGCAAATCCCGCTGGTGAGTCCCTTCATGAGCAAGTTCTACGGCTCGCAGACGATGCCGTGTGGCCAGAACATCACGGTGGCGATTATGACCTATACGGGCTACAACCAGGAGGACTCCATCATGATCAATCGCGCCTTCCTCCAGCGTGGCGGATTCCGCAGTATCTTCTACCGCACGTACAAGGACGAGGAGAAGAAGAACCAGTCGTCTGGCGAGGAGGAGCGCTTCTTCAAGCCGGATCCGCAAGTGACGCGCCAAATGAAGAACGCCAATTACGAGAAACTGGCCGAGGACGGCTTCGTGCCGGAGAACCAGTACGTGGACAATGACGACATTCTGATTGGCAAGGTGGTGCCTCTCAGGATACCCACGGGCACGGTGATTCCTGCCGGGGCGAAGAAGTTCCGCGACGTCTCCAGGACGATGCGCAACAACGAGATTGGCTGGGTGGACCGCATCTTCCGCAATCGCAATGGTGAGGGCTACAGTTTCGCCAAGGTCCGCGTGCGCCAGGACAGGATTCCCGAGATTGGCGACAAGTTCTCCTCGCGCCACGGGCAAAAGGGGACGTGCGGAATGATCCTGAATGCCGAGGACATGCCCCAGACGGCTTCGGGCATTATTCCGGATATTATCATTAATCCCCACTGTATTCCCAGCCGTATGACGATTGCGCAACTGATGGAGACTCTCCTCGGCAAGGTGGGGTGCGAGGTGGGTGCTCTGGGTGATGGCACGCCTTTCGGTGCGTGTACGGTGGATGGGCTCGCCTCGCTTCTGCGCGACGGTCTCGGCATGGAGCCGTATGGCAATGAGATTCTGTACAACGGCTTCACGGGCCGGCAGATGGAGACGAATATCTTCGTCGGTCCGGTGTTCTACCAGCGCCTCCGCCACTGCTCGGCGGATAAGATGCACAGCCGTGCGTCAGGTCCGCTGGTGATGCTGACGCGCCAGCCGGCCGAGGGGCGCGCGAGGGAGGGTGGTCTTCGTTTCGGCGAGATGGAGCGAGATGCGGTGGCAGCCCACGGCATGTCCGAGTTCACCAAGGAGCGTCTCATGGAATGCTCGGACGCCTTCCGCTGTTATTCTTGTAAGGACTGCGGTGGGATAGCCATCGCCAATCCCGTGGAGGGAATCTGGGCGTGCCGTGGGTGCGGGAACACGACGAACTTCAGCAATATTGAAATTCCGTATGCGTACAAGCTCTTGTTACAGGAGTTAGAGAGTATGTGTATTAGTTCTCGGGTAATTACGCAGAGCAGGATTATTACGGACATGCTTGCTGGGGAGAAGGGCAAGTAAGGGCCGCGCCTGGCCTCATAAAAATTGATTTGGCCCACCTTTTTCATAAGCAGGTCCAAGCCAAAATGGGTCAGTACTATGTCACGGTTATCCTGAACGACGAGGGGGAGATCATTGCGTGGATGAACGCATACGGATACAATGAGGGCGTGAAGTTGATGGAGCATTCGTACCTTACCAGCGCATACGTGAATGCCGTGGAATTCTCCTTGAGTCCGGAGGGTGCCTACCACAAGAGTCGGGTGGTGTGGGCAGGGGACTACGCAGATGACGAGCAACGGTATTATAAGAAGAACTTGTATGCTCTATGTAACGACGATGAGAGCAAGCTGATTCGCCCGGAACCCAGGAGCGCCGCGAAATATCGCTATATTGTGAACCACACAAAGAAGCAATACGTAGATAAGACAAAGGTACATGAAATCCATCCACTGCCTCTCCTCACTGCGGAGGGCAATGGGCGTGGTGGCGGAGATTTGCAAGACGCGCCTCCATTCGTGGGCTCGTGGGCGCGAGATGTTATTTCCGTGGAAGAGGCTCTGCCGGGAAAAGAGGCTCTGCCTGAGAACGAGCTCTTCCACGAGCTGGTTTTCGTCATCACGTAAAGCAAATAATATTCCTGTATCTAGTGTAAAAGGGTCTGTGATGGGACTTGTTCTCGTTTTTGACGTGGACGGTACTATTGGGCCCGTGGACGGTGAACCTTACCGAACCCCTATTCCCATAAATCCAAAAATCCTGGAGATCATTCGGGAGGGTTTGGCAGCCCGAGGAAATACGGTCGACGCCCTTTTTATTTTATCCAATAACTCGGACACGGGCTATATGGCGCGCCTTGAGGCGAGGATCCAGGAACTCCTTGGCTCCAGCGAGCCCATCTTCGACGACATCATGGCGCGCGGGGATTATCGCAGGGATATTCACTATGAAGATTTCTACCTAGAAGACGGTCTGCCCGTACACAATCCGCGCAAGTCCCTGGCCGAGGTGGCGTCAATGATAGAAAGTGTCAATACACCCCCCGGTTTCTTCAGAAGCAAAGTGCCACGAAGCAAGCAAATTTCCCTCCGCAACCTCGCCAATCGCGTGTATTTTTTTGATGATTTGGACGATCATGTGATACGAGGGGAAATCAATAATACGCAGTACATTCACATCAACCCCTTTTACACAGGTTCCCGGGGCTACAAGGACAAGACGCGTTATTTCTCGGTTTTGGCGAAGATTCGTGGTAAGGAAAGAGCTAATAAACGAGTCACACGTAAAAAGTGATCCGCCAGCCAGGTGCGATAGGAGGTCCCAACCGTTTATCCCAATGTCCTTTAGCATGCAAGTTCTAAAGCGCAATGGCCAGGCGGAGAGTGTGAGTTTCGACAAGGTTCTCCAGCGTATTCGCAAGTCAGCCAAGGGTCTGCGCATCAATCCTGACGGCCTCGCCCAGCAGGTACTCAGCCAGATTTATAGTGGCGTGAAGACGTCAGAGCTTGATGACCTCGCAGCCCAGCTCGCCGCGAGTCTGTCCACGACGCACCCCGATTGGGGTGTCTTGGCCGCCCAGATCGCCATCAGCAATCATCACAAGGAGACCGTCGGCAACTTCGCCGAGGTCATGATCTCCCTCTCGGACCAGAAGAACCCGAAGACCGGCGAGAAGGTTTGTACGATTCACGACGATATTCTGGCCATGTGCCGTGACCCCGTGGCCGCGGCGGCCATTGAGTCGGCGATTGATTACCAGCGGGATTACGCCTTTGACTATTTCGGCTTCAAGACCCTGGAGCGTTCCTACCTCCTCAAGGACACGAGTCTAGTCATTCGCGAGCGCCCCCAGCACCTCTGGATGCGCGTGGCCCTCGCCCTCTGGGGCTCGGATTTGCCGAAGGCCTTCCGTACCTATGACTTGCTCAGCACCAAGAAGTTCACCCACGCCACGCCCACTCTCTACAGTGCCGGCACTCCCAGGCAACAGTGCTCCTCCTGTTTCCTCGTGGCCATGGACAATGACAGTATCACCGGCATCTTCAAGACGCTGAATGATTGCGCGAACATCAGCAAATACGCGGGTGGCATTGGCCTGCACTGCTCCAATATTCGCGCGCGTGGCTCGGGGATTCGTGGCACGAATGGCACGAGCGACGGTCTTGTGCCGATGCTTCGCGTGTTCAATAACACGGCGCGCTATGTGAACCAGGGCGGGCGACGCAATGGGAGCTTCGCCGTGTACCTGGAGCCGTGGCACGCCGACATTGAGGATTTCCTGAAGCTGAAGCTCAATACGGGTGCTGAGGAGGAGCGGGCACGCGACCTCTTCTACGCGCTCTGGATTCCTGACTTGTTTATGGAGTGCGTGGAGGCCGATGGCGAGTGGTGCTTGTTCTGCCCTGATGAGGCTCCTGGGCTTCAGGAGGTGTGGGGCGATGACTTCCGCAAGCTGTATGCGAAGTATGTGGCCGAGGGGCGCGCCAAGAAGAAGGTATCGGCCCAGAAGCTGTGGTTCCAGATTCTGGATACGCAAATGGAGACGGGGACTCCTTACCTGTGTTATAAGGATGCTGCGAATGGGAAGAGTAACCAGCAGAACTTGGGTACCATCAAGTCGTCCAATCTGTGCTCGGAGATCATTGAGTATTCTAGCCCGGAGGAGACCGCCGTGTGCAATCTGGCGTCCATGTCACTGCCGGCGTTCGTAGTAGCGGGCGCCGATGGCAAGAAGAGCTTTGACTTTGAGGAGTTTCGGCGGGTTGTGGCGATTGTGGTGGAGAACCTGAATCGCGTGATTGATATCAACTACTACCCGACGGCCGAGACGGAGCGCAGTAATATGCGCCATCGCCCTCTTGGCCTCGGCATCCAGGGGCTGGCCGATGTGTTCGCCATGCTTCGGATGAGCTGGGAGTCAGAGGAGGCTGCGCGGTTGAATCAGCTCATCTTTGAGCACATGTACTTTGCGGCGGTGGGGGAATCTGCGCGCCTGGCTGCTGCCGAGGGCTCGTATCCGAGCTTTGCGGGCAGTCCCACGAGCCGGGGAGTTCTCCAGCCCGATTTGTGGAAGGTGGTGCCCTTGACGGAGGCTGATGGGAGCCTGGACTGGGCCGGCCTTCGCCTGCAGGCTGCGCAGGGGATGCGCAACTCCTTGCTGGTGGCGCCGATGCCGACCGCGAGCACGTCGCAGATTCTGGGGAATAACGAGTGCTTCGAGCCGTTCACGAGCAATCTGTATAGTCGGCGTACGCTGGCTGGCGATTTCATCGTGATTAACAAGTATTTGTTGACCGAGTTGATGGAGGCTGGGCTGTGGTCGGATGCGATGAAGCAGGAGATTGTCGCACGGAATGGGAGTGTCCAGGGGATTGATGCGATTCCGCTGGAGATGCAGGCGCGCTACAAGACGACCTATGAACTGAAGCAAAAGGTGTTGATTGATATGGCGGTAGGGCGTGGGGCGTTTGTGGATCAGTCGCAGAGTTTGAACTTGTTCGTGGCTGATCCGAATTACGCGAAACTGACGAGCATGCACTTTTACGCCTGGAAGTCCGGGCTCAAAACTGGATGCTACTATTTGCGGACGAAGGCGCCGGTGATGGCGCAGAAATTCACAGTGGATCCTCGTCTTCTGGCGGCGGTGAGCGGTGGCAAGCCTGGATCTTCTGCCGCCGCTGCGCAGGCGGAGGACCAAGAGGATGATTATGTCTCAGATGACTCGGATGATGAGCGCCAGTCGCCCAAGACGGTGGAGGCTCTCAAGAAGGCCTTGCGCGCGGCGGAACTAGAGGCGAAGGCCAAGGCGGCGGCGGAGGCGCGCCAGAAGTTGAAGGAGAGCGGGCAAGAGCACGTGCTGGACGAGGAGGTGTGTACTTCTTGTGGGAGCTAACCGAAGGATGCTACGCTAACCGCGCCTCTTACCCCTGCGTGAACCGGAGAATCCTAATTTTTTTCCTATGATAGGCCAGACGAAATAATACACCATAAAAACAATAACAATTAAAAAGAACACATACTGGATCATGCTGACTAGGCGAGAAAGCCAGCAGAACCATGTTTGGTCTGTGGAAGAGCACTGGGTAATTCCACCAGCGTGTACCATGAGACCAGAATTTCCAAGCATAGAAGCGCCCAAGCCGCCGTCGCTGCCGCCACCGCGGCTGCGACCCTTGAAACCCTCCTTTTTCTGTTTTGGTATAAGGCTAGGATCCATTCTATTTCAAACGCAATAAAAATTGATGCGCGAGGGGTGTTAAAGGGGCTGGTCCTGGTCTAAACCAACGATGAATCTCTTCGTGCTCAGCAAGAAACCGCAGGAGGCCGCACAAGCCCACGGCGACAAGCACGTGGTCAAGATGATTCTGGAGGCGTGCCAGATGCTTTACTCGGCGCACTGGACGGCTTCTTATCCTGCGCTTCTCGGTGTACGCTCTGCCGTGGCCATTGCGAAGGCACACCGGCTCCTAGATGTTCCTATCCATATGCTTTCGGCGCCTCGCCGAAAGAATGTGGATGAGCCTGGATTTCGCCCTGTACACTTACACCACCCCTGTACCATCTGGATTCGGGAGAGTTTGGGGAATTATATGTGGGCAGTGGAACTCGCCCTGGCTTTGGCGGATGAATACGAGTTTCGTTGGCCAGGAAGAGTTCATGCCTGTCGCGCCCACGCCGAGTGGTTGAAGGTGAATCTGCCTCCTGGACTTCCAGAAGATGAACTCAAGGGCTTCGCGGTGGCCATGGATGACGAGTATAAAGTGGCCGGCGACCCTGTGGCATCTTATAGGAAATATTATGCGGAATCCAAAAAGGAGAAGGGTCTTACTGTATATACTGGTCGGGAGAAGCCGGACTTTCTTTGATCTTTGACAACCGGGTAAACATGTTCGTAGGACTAAATGGATTAAACACGATCCCGTATTTTAAAAATACTTTCGGCAGAACGTTGTAAAAGGAGTCGTATGATAAAAGAGTTCCAGCAAATGATATAACAACTTTATCCCACAAATATATATCTGTAACATTATTCAAATAGAAAAACAACATTAAGTATATACCAATTGACATTTTGAATATGAAGTCCGTTAACAAATAGGTAGTACTATCTTCTGAGTGTTTTCCGAAAATTATAAAAATAAATTGTATAATAAATAATAATTTAACAAGTATGAAAAACATACTATGTGCTTTCATATCTCTAGTAATATATAATATTTGTCAACTACTGGCAGGATAAATTCGTACCGATTTCAAGATGGATTTTTTCGGTTTATTGTCGAGAGGCAAAGGAGGCAAAGGAGGCAAAGGAGGCAAAGGCCTTGCACTCTGAGAATACATCCGCATCTCGTCGCGGTAATGGGTGAGTCCAAGGCAGAGTGCGTAGGCGCAAATCATTCCTAGACTCGCCGACATAATTGTAAAAGGGATAGATGCCACGATCATGGCGTTTTGTTGTTGTACGAACTGTTCTTGTGTCTGGCCAGGGGGAACTTGTCCACCGTTTGATGGCAAATAGGCGACAGCTCCTACAAATACGATGAAACCCGAGAAAAGGCCGAGGCAACCAATCTTTTTCGCGGTGTTCATTGGGACTAGAATGGAGTAAAAGGGGGTTGTTCAAATTTATTTTTGGCGCCGGGTCTTGCGCTTCTTATTGCTCGCACTCTTGCGAGTTCTGCGCTTACCTCCACTGGACCGTTTAGGAGGGGGCGCCGGTTTACGCGCGGCCCAGGCAGCAGCCGTATACGCAGCATAAGCTTCCCGCGTTGCCTGAGCCTCGGCTGCAGCTGCCGCTGCCGCTTCCTGGGCGGCGCGGGCTGCAGCGCGACGACCTTCTACAACGGCCGAATTAGTGGGTGCGCGCGAAGCATAACGAGCGTTTTGTGTTGGCGTTCTTAGATCCATCTAATATTCCTAAGTTTTTTTGATGAATGCAATGTTAAATTCCTAGCGTTTCACGTTACTTTGAGTACCGTGAAGTACTGAAGTTAAGACCCCCTCACTTCGTTCGGTGGATCTTAACTTCATACTACTTCACAGCATTCCTAAAAATATAAAAGTTAAGAACTGGGGTTCTTAACTTTTATATTTTACGGTAAAAGTGAATGCCGGCGCTAGGTTTATACCCAGTCCTCTCTTTTACACCCATGTCAGAAAGGACGCGCTGGAGACTCCGTGAAATCTACGACGATTCGGACCCAGAGGCTAAAATCTCTGAGGAAGAACTCTTGAAATTGCTCGATATTCGCAAGGAGAGTTTGTACGCGCAACTCCCCGCGAAGAAGTTTCCACGGAAGGAGGGATTCATTATGGGCGTGAAGTTGCGGGAAATTCCTGTACTTGGCCTGAAATGCGACGACTTGTTCAGCGCTGAGGAATCCGTGGGAGGCCAGAGCGAAGCTCCCCCTTCGGATCCTTCAGATGAAACCTTGTTCCAGGCCAAGGAATCCGCGCGCTTCGCCAATAACAAGGTGGCCGAGATGTATAAACTAATGGATCAAAGTCGCACCTTCCACATGAATAAGCGCGAGGCGTTTTCGGACTGGTTCAAGAAATCCATTTGGCGCAATAAAAACGGCGGGCTACACCATGTCTTCTGCCCCGTGTGTTCTCAGAATATAATCAGCGAGGAATCCTTCAGTGCTGGTCATATTCTGCCTTTGGCCAAGGGCGGGCTTATGTGTATAGAGAATATTCTCCCTATTTGCTCGGACTGTAATTCGCGGATGAGTGATAGGCATCTCTTCTGGTTCGCCTGGCACTACTATGGCAAGGTTCTGTGGTCGGTTTATTAATTCATTCGGTGTCTTGAGAGGGGGTTATCAAATGGTCGGCTACGCAGTGGCCGGCTGCACATTGGCCGGCGGCGCAGTGGCCGCATTTTTCTTTTGAAATTCATATAAATCCGCAACCTTACCCTTAAAACGCGGGCACCACTCTTTTGCTCCGTATTTTTCATTGCAGTTTCCGCTATATGTCTCCTTTAATTGTATCTTACTACCAATACGCCAATATTCGTCCTTTAATGCCGGATACCCCAAATCATAAAATGTAAAGTCGCTTAGTTCTTTAATATTCGCATCGTTCAAAGCTTCAATCTTTTGTTCCGTGGTCATGTTTAAAAGGCCAGATAATCCCAGGCTTGACGCCCAGCCCCCAGACCCGCCCTTCAGGTTCTTTCTACGCCGGGTATTTCTCTTTGTTCTTTTACGGAATCTACGCGTATTTCTCATTTTCATTTTCTAATATAGCAGGAGAGTTTAGAGGACGGTGCGGGGTATGGTCTAAATTAATTTCGGATAAAATTGACCAGTATTTTTTGTACTGTATTTGGTCCCCTAAAAACCGAATGACCGATCTTGAACTTCGCCTTTGCAAAAGGAATAAAGATAAAGTCGGATTTATGCTCTGCCATAAAGGCAAGGTGGGTTATACTGCCACATTTGGAGCTTCACAGTTTCCCGTAGACAAATATGCACTCACGCGCGAAATAATCCAGTCAATTGTTTTACCGTCAGAGGATCAGGTCGCAGGTCCAGGAGTTCTTACGGTTAGTACTCCTAGCGAAGTGGGTGATGTGGAGCGATACTTTCCCAGAAAAAAGAATGGAGGCTATTACAAAAATCTTGATCCGAAAGATTACGAACCACTTTACGCGTATAGAGGGGAGGATACTCCAGAGGGATTCTACAAATTAAAGGCGGCCTTCCGTCATAAGACACATGGCACGTATACCCTTTTAACGACGCGAAACGACTATGAAGACGGTCATGGGTTGAAAGAATCCATACATGATGGGTCGCGCAAGTGGTACACGTGTAAAACATCCATGATTGCATCTCGCGTTTTCTGGAGTCGTTTAAAGGAAATTGCAGGATAAGAACCCCTGGTCTAAACCGCGAGCCCGTATGATATATAATGCTTAGCCCATCTCCAGAACAACAGGAAATCATAGACTGTGTAAAAGAGGGGTTCAACGTATTAGTAGATGCTGTAGCTGGTTCTGGTAAGACAACTACAGTTCTATTCCTCGCACTGGCGGTGCCAGATAAGAAGATTACCCTTTTTACATACAATTCACGGCTCAAGGCGGAGACGCGCGAGCGTGTGCGTGCTCTAGGTCTGACGAATATTGAAGTACATAGTTACCATTCTTTCGGCGTGGCGCATTATAAATCGCAGTGCGTGACTGACGCCGACCTCAACCTCATTATGACAATGAACATGCCTTTGAAGAACAATTTTCGCCCGAACATTGTAATCATGGACGAGACACAGGATATGACGCTCTTGTATTTCCAGTTCATCCACAAGGCGCTCGTGGATATGAATAAGATGACCTCGCAACTCCTCGTGCTCGGGGACAATATGCAGTGTATCTACGATTTTCCGCAGAAGGGGGCGGATCTGCGATTTCTCACAATGGCCGAACAATTGTATACTTCCCCTTATGAATGGAAAAAGCGGAATCTTCGGACGAGTTACAGAATTACGCGGCCGATGGAGTATTTTATCAACGAGGTCGTTCTCGGATATCCTAGGATGAAAAGTGTAAAAGAGTCGGCTGTTCCAGTTGAGTATATCACGGGCAATATTTTCTTCAAGGTGCCGGAATATGTCTACAAGCAGATCATGGAGTTGTTGACTATTTATAAGCCGGACGACATTTTCATCCTGGCGCCTTCTGTGCGCACCCACAACGAGCACAACCCCATCAAAATCCTGGAGAATACCCTGGTCAAGCGCGGAATCCCTTGCTATGTGCCTATTTCAGATGATTCTGAGTTGCGGGACGAGGCGCTAGTGAACAAGGTGGTGTTTTCCAGTTTTCATCAGAGCAAGGGACTCGAGCGGAAGGTGGTATTCGTGTACAATTTCAGCGCGAATTATTTCACGTTCTATGAAAAAGAGAAAGATACGGCGATTTGTCCAAACTCCATGTACGTGGCAATCACTCGCGCTATGGAGCGTCTCTATATATGCGCCGAAGACAGCCAATCAGCCCCTTTTACATTTGTCAAGAAGGATAAGTTTGGTCCTGCGGTGAAGAGGGTCGAGCTGGATCATGGACGACTCTCGCGGGTCCAGGAGGTTGAGCAAAAGGAAGATACGCGGATGCGTCGGGTGACGGATTTGACGCGTTTTATTCCTGACGAACTGCTTGGGCGTATTGTGGAATTGTGTAAGATGGAGGTTGTTCGTGCGCCGTATGTGAACATTGGTATTCCTGATTCTATCCAGACGGCTGAGGGACTTGTTGAGATGGTGTACGAGTTGAATGGTATTGCGATTCCCACGATATACGAGCATCGCTTGACGGGGAGCATAAGTATTTTGAGGGATTTACAAGATGCTTTTTCGCGCGATATGATGTTCAATAAATCGGAGGAAAAACAGTTCATGAAGGAGAAAATTCAGAGCGTGTTGAAAGTGCCTTCGGGGGCGGCGGATTATTTGAAGTTGGCGAATGTGTATTCGGCGTGGATATGTGGGTATATCCACAAGATCGCGCAGATTAAGGAATACAAGTGGTTCTCGGTGGAAACGATTGAGCAGTTGTACGGAGTGTTAAAGGATACGATTGGAGAGCAGAATGACGCGTCGGATTTTGAGTATACAATACACGAAGAGCGATATGATTTTCACGGGAAGAATGTGGAGGTCTGTGGACGTGCTGATTTGGTGGATAGTAAGGCGCTGTGGGAGCTGAAATGCGTGGCGTTTTTGAAGGAAGAACACTTTGTCCAACTTGCTCTGTATGCGTGGTTGTGGCAGAGGACGGAATATAATGTGAATGGTCGGAGGCGATTTATGATTCATAATATTCGTACGGGGGAGGTACTCGAGTTGAAGGGCGTGGAGAATTTGGATTATATTGCTGAGATGGTTCTGGATAATCATTTTCGTAAAAAGGAGATGTTGACTGACGAGAGGTTTTTGGCGAAGTGTAGGGAGAAATATCAGGCGTATATTGAGCCGAATATCAGCACGATTAAGTGTTTGATTCTGGATGATTGAGTTAGGCGGCTTGGAAGATATTTAGATCTGTGGAAATTTCAAAGTGGCACTTTAAGTTATTAAACTTATAAACATATAATGGGTGTATATGTTTATAAGTCAAACCACATTGACGCAATTAAAGTAGGACATTATTCTAATAATAATGCTTGGAGTAGAATAGCACACCGGGGTTTTTATTCTTGTAGATGCCCTGATGAAATTAAAAATAAAGTTAGTGTTGAAGATCTTAATTTGGTCTGTTGGTATCCAAATTTAACTTCAAAGGATGAAAAGAAACTTCATAAGGAATTGATAGAATATAAACTATGTGGGGAATGGTTCAAAGCCAATGCTATTGAAAAAATATTAAAAATTATTACTGAAGAAAATAAAGCATCTGAATGTTCAAAAGAACAAGCCATGCAAACAAGAACTAGATTATAAGTGGCAGTTTTAGATCTATGGACATTTCAAACCGGCAAATCAATAACATTCTTATATAATTTTTTATCAACTATTTGTTGAAGGCGATACTTGGCGATACTGAACTTTTTACGAAGTTCATCTACTGAAAGATTGTCAGGATTGTTTCGCATATACCTAATATCGTCTTCGGTGTATTTACAATTCTTATGAGGAATTGGTGTATTCTTATGTCTTTCTGCCTGAACTTTACTTAGATTCTTTTTAATTTCTTCACTTACCACCTTGCCTTTTTTAGCATCGCTAATGTGTTTTCTTTGTTCTTCGGTCCGTTTTTGACCTTTACATACACCTGGTCTTCCTTTCAGTGATTTGCTGATTTTCTGTTTAGTTTCTTCAGAACATACAACACCTGTAGCATTCTGGCGCGAGCGTTCAGATGCTCTCTTTCGTGTCTCTTCACTCCAGTTAAGGGGAATCCCTTTTTTTGCATCACTAAGGCGTTGTTTAGTCTCGTCGGATACTGTTCTACCCGTCATTAATTTTGACATCCGTTCCTTATGCTCTTCTTTGTGATGAAAGTTTGGAGCCCTCCCTTTACCTCCAGCAACCATATTGTATCCATTATCATTACACATTGAATGATACGATTCAATATATTCTTGTTCCTTTATATTTAGTTCTTCCTGTGTAGTACATATACATAATACCTCAACTGTAAAATCATCTTTTCCGTATTTTTGCATTGCTTGATGAATAATACACGTACTACCCTTTTTAGCATCCCTCCAATGCCGATTGATCCTATATTTCGGATCATCTAATCTAAACTGCCCGATATATGATTTGCCAGTAGTCTTACATAGAATGCGATATATACATCCCATTTTACTTTGTTGGTATTATCTAATAAAGTAAAAGAGTATCAAATTTATTAGACCAGTGGACATTTTGTGTTAATTATTTTAAAAACTTATTATAAGTCAATTTTAACATCATAGTATAGTATTATAAATACCCCTATTTAGATTCGCTGATATCTTACTAAGATTACCTATATGTTCTTTTATATTATAATCACTATTACCAAGATTACTAAATAGTTCACTCTTTGTCATAATATCTCCTGTATATACATGATTCAACCCTTCGCACAGCCCGCACTTTTTTACGGATATCTGTTTGAACATCCTTATATTACAGAATAGACAAGACACGCCGATATTATCTTTACTATGCGGACTATAATTATAAATACGATCAGCACTAGGAAAAAAATAACACCATTGGTCACCATTGTACTGAAATTCTTGTAAACATACATAGCACTTATTACCCTGTTCTTTTATTTTATCAATATAATCATCATATGTAAGTGTTCCTTTTACTCTGTGTTGAGCCAAATCTTTGCGGTTGTTTCCAGCAATATTCCTTTTTATTTTTGCTATCACGCCCTTTGATAATGTATCCATAGTGTATTATATTACGATTGATACTTTAAACAAGATAATAGCACTATCTACTCCAGATACTTTTGCGACACATAGGGCATGTTAGAGGAATCTGTGTACTTGTTTCAGACCACTTCTTCCAACAATCAAGGCATACTTTATGTTTGCCACAACTAATTTCAATCATATCTGTGTTAATAAAGCATATTGGGCAATCGTCCTTTACATCTAGGAACTTAATTTTTCCAAATGAAAGTTTACAGTCCATACACATCCCATTGTTACAGCCGAGTATCCACTTGGGGCGTTTTTGCCCGCACATTCGAAAGTTGTGACACTCGACAAGCTCGCAGTTGTGCGGGCAATCATTCTTACAATATACATCACACTCTGTTGTCCCTCCAATAAGTTTTGCATGTTCTCGGTGTCCACAAATACACAATACTGATGGTATATCATAGTCTTCATCATCGTAGCATCCGCAAGAGCACTGTTGTAAACATTCACCGCTTCCTTTGCAACTGTTATTCATCCTTGGCCCAGTACTCATCCTTGTGACTTGCCAGAATCCCTGAAAAATAATTTCAAATTTTTAGCCCGTCCGAAACCGGTGCGCATTTTCTTCGATGCACATATCATCCCACTCGAGACGCTTGATTCCATCCTTTCCCCCGCCACCGATCCAAACACCCGCCGTACCGCCTTCTTCGTGCCAAATGTTTTTCACCCACAACGACGGATATTTCTTCAGAAGTCCCTCGAGCCACGCAAAGTCCGGTTGCCAGCGCGACCACAGTCGAAACTGAATCCCCTCAACCCCTTTTACAAAAATCTCGTAGGCCCATTCAGGCACGTCCTTGAATTCTTCTACGTAAAAACGACCCACATCCTCTTCAGTCCCTGTCACGGTCATCCGATTCCAGCAGTCGTTGGGCATTTCTATGGGTTATTTCAACAAGGGGTTTATATCTTCAGTAATCCCAGGAGAGTATGAAACCGATTTCCTGTTTCGCCAACCATGTAAGGGCATCCTTGAATGAATTGTGGTCCGACTCTTCCCAGAATTCAGAATATTCTTCGTAATCATCATCTTCCCAAATATCAGACCAATCCGGATATTTATCCAGAAAGTTCTCAACGCTCGTTGACAATTCGTCTGTCACTCTTGAGGTATAGAGTCGTAGGTGATAGCCACGCTGTTTTAGAAAACGCCGATACTCTTCTGGTACAACTACTGCAGGAATCGTATAGTCCTTTGTAAGATCGTTCCTGTAAAAGAAGAGTCTCCCTGTTTCATGGCACACACTGATGCTACACGATATATACAAATCAAAGCCCATGGCTACTTGGACGAATCTATGTAAGGGCTCTAAACATCAATTTTTATATTTTAGCTAGAATAGAATGGACTCGTTCACCTTCCTATTTTGGATATCGGCTGTAACTTTTTTTACACTGTCTATTTATTTACTAATGTGCACAAAAAGAAGTAAGACGTTTTACATACAGATTGCTGCAGGAGCAGGAATGTTTATAACGAGCAAAATCGGCCGTAAATTCTTAGGGTTGGAGTGATATTCTACAGTTCAAATTAATTTTAAAATATATTTATATAATATAATGTCATCTCCTATCACATTTGAAACACCTGTGGGCTACATTGTTGCCGAGGATGTCTATGTTTCGTATAGCGAATACTACGGCGATGGAACTATTTATGGACGGAATGATCTGCTGATGCCCGATGGAAGTCCTGTAAAAGGGGCTGGTAAAACAAAGGCTGAGCTCATTAACGCGAATGTTACGCTAAGTGAGGTGGGTGTGGGAACTGTTACAGGGGATATCGTTGTTGTGTCCAATGATTCTGCGCCTGTGCCCGCGCCCGAGGAGGGCTCTGTGCCTGCGCCCGAGGAGAAGGCGGTTCCTGAGCCTGCGCCCGAGGAGGGCTCTGCGCCTGCGCCCGAGGAGAAGGCGGTTCCTGAGCCTGCGCCCGCGCCTGAGGTAATAGATGAATCAACGAATAATCTCTATACGGTATCTTTTTCTGTGTTAGGATTTGAAATAACACGCGAGTTCACAGTAAAAATCGACAAGGAAACTCGCAAGATTTATCTCTCCTAAACCCGGAAGATCCCCTCAAACGTGCCCTCATACACCTTCTTACAGTGCTCCTGAATCTGCGGATAGAGGCCGTCCCAGTTAATCCGAGGCCGGCGTCCCTCCTCGCCCTGCTCGTCCTTCGTCTGGCCCTCCTTCACCTTAATATTCTTCCAGATCTCGTGAGTATTCGGCAAGCAAATCTCCCACAAGACCAAGGCATCGGTCAACCACCCGCGCGCATCCAGGAAATAAATCACATTCCACGGTTGCGTGGGACCAAACGACGTAGGTCCCTCACTCGTAAAAGATTTACATTCAATCACCTTAGACTTGGTTGAATATAAATCTCCTACTACACACCCCCATGTACACGAGGGATCGCCCAGATGATTCTGGATGACGAATTTAATGATGTTCTCGCTAATATGCTCTGGAAGTCCTAGACGCCGTGTCTTATAGCCGTCTTCCGCGTCTTGTGCGATATTCGCCTTCTCAAACTCCAAGAGACGCACATAACGTTTGCGAAGAGCATCTGGTGTGACTGGATCGGGGGGTTGGAGGGTACAAGGATTATTCGTCCTGCTTACATGTCCTGGGCTACGACAGACAGAGCAGGGCATATAAGTTCAAGGGACCTTCTTTTACACAGTTCGCAATGAATCAACTTTTACTCTGCCTCGGCATCGGCAACATCCACACCCGCCAACTTATGTAGGAAGACCAAGAATTCCTTGGGAAATCCCCAGAAACAAGAAGGCTCCTGGCCAGAAGGAGGAATTCTGCGCCCACTCGTGTTTTTTCCGTGACTCATGGCCACGATCATTTGTTGCGGAGGCAACTCCAGAACATCCGATTCGCGTCCCTCCAAGAAACCTTCTCCCTCGGCCATGCTGACCTTGGGAAATTTCTTCGCCTCCCACCAACTCTTGTAAAAGGTGAGCGTAGCCTCGGAAATCCTCTGGCGTAGAGGAAGTGTCCAGGGCGGAGTATTCACCGCGCTCGTACCGCGAATGAGGTCGTAGCACGCGATGGTCGTACAAGCCACCGCCTTCGGTTGCCAAGGATGCGCCACCAACCAGGCCACGCGCTTGCTGAAACTCGTCGGCGGATAATGGTCGTCGTCGTCCATAAAAAGAATAATATCGTGCTGGGCCATCTTGATTGCCTTGTTACGCATAGAGCCAATTGGCACGTTCTTCTTCTCCAGAGGGATGTAGGACACGCTCATCGGCGCACAACCACGGCCGAATTTGAGGACTTTGTCGGCTGCCTGCTCCTCCACGATATCGGAATCTTCCACCACGACCCACTCAATTTTGTCTTTCGGATAGTCGGTAATGAGTAAATTGTGGAGGCAGAGGTCTACGAATCTCCTGCGATTGTGTAAAAGGGTGACTATACTAATGGGAGGACAGCTTTCGGCGATGCCGAGCTTGGGTTGGCCTTGCGCCAGCAGAGGTGCCAGCAGAGGTGCCTGCGGCGAGGCAGGCGCAGAGCTCATAATCTTCGCAAATGTCTCTGCGCCCGCAGCAACCTCATCCATCCAAGGCACGGTATACGAAGCTACCACAGCCGATGCTTCAGGGTACAAGCCGTAGAAACTATCCTTATCTGCCGAAGACTTGAAGATCAAGGCGTCACAGCGGGCCAAATAAGAGTTCCACCCGGCCTCCCACCTCTCGGGATTCACCAGGAAAACATTACGAGCCGACCAAGGCATCCAGCCATAGAAAGGAATTTCCACGTGGACGGCGAGATCACACGGCTGAGCAGGCTCCAGAGGATCGGCGTGCTTGATGGAGAAGGCCTTGAGAACCTTCTCCAGGGCCTGAACATGTGACTGAATGCCTTGCGCATTGGCCTTATTATAAATGAGGGTCGCTTTCTTCATATCTTTATGAGTCTATTTCTCGGTGATTTAGACCGCTCGTTTAGAAAGTGTGGCGCATTTATAGAATGCTTCCCGCATATTCCAATAGAGGATTTACAGGAGCCACAGGTGCTGTAGGCACAACAGGGCCTACTGGTTCTATGGGAGCCACTGGGCCTACAGGGGCAAAAGGAGCAACAGGAGAATCTGGGCAAAGGTTTCTCACGACTACTATTCGGCCCTGGGGTTCTACTGACGAGGACGGCTATCCTTCGGGATTATCTGTAGGCGATATACAGACACTTGTCGTCGGTAAGGACCTTGCGTATATTCCAGGTAATTCGATCATCGTGGTTTCTCAATCAAATCCTGATATTTATTTCCAAGCCAGGGTGAAAGTATATAATCCACTCACGGGAAATATGATTGTACAAATAGCTCTTGTAACTACTTATCAGAATTATCCATTTGATTCTTATCGGGTGAATATAAATCCGTTGGATGGACCTTCGGGATTTTCTACGAATACGGGAGCTACTGGGCCTAGAGGCTTCACAGGCCCCACGGGTGTAGCTGGACCTACTGGTGCTGCGGGATACGCAACAGATACAGGCGCTACAGGAGCAACAGGAGTAGCTGGACCTACTGGTGTAGCTGGACCTACTGGTGTAGATGGACCTACTGGTCCCACGGGATACGCCACAAATACGGGCGCAACAGGAGCTATAGGGCCTACTGGTCCTGATGGACCTATTGGTCCCACGGGATACTCCACAAATACGGGCGCAAGGGGCGCTACTGGTCCCACGGGATACGCCACAAATACGGGCGCTACTGGCGCAAGAGGCGCTACTGGCGTGACTGGTCCTCGTGGAGCTACTGGTGCCACGGGATACGCGACAAATACGGGCACTACAGGCGCTACTGGCGTGACTGGTCCTCGTGGAGCTACTGGTCCCACAGGATACGCGACAAATACGGGCACTACAGGCGCTACTGGCGTGACTGGTCCTCGTGGAGCTACTGGTCCCACGGGATACGCGACAAATACGGGCGCTACTGGCGCTACTGGTCCTCGTGGCGTGACTGGTCCTGATGGTGCTACTGGCCCCACAGGATACGCGACAAATACGGGCGCTACTGGAGCTACTGGCGCGACTGGTCCTGATGGTCCGACTGGTCCCACGGGATACGCTACAAATACGGGCGCTACTGGCGCTACTGGCGCGACTGGTCCTGATGGTCCTACTGGTCCCACAGGATACGCGACAAATACGGGCGCTACTGGAGCTACTGGCGCGACTGGTCCTGATGGTGCTACTGGTCCGACAGGATACGCGACAAATACTGGCGCTACTGGCGCAACGGGAGATACAGGCGCAACAGGAGATACAGGTGATACAGGTGAAACCGGCGCTACTGGCGCTACTGGTCCTCGTGGTGCTACTGGTCCTGAGGGGGTTACTGGTCCCACGGGATACGCCACAAATACTGGCGCTACTGGCCCCACTGGTCCTGAGGGGGCTACTGGTCCCACAGGATACGCGACAAATACGGGCGCTACTGGCGCAACCGGCCCTGGAGTTATTTGGAGAGGTCCTTGGAATCCAAGCGCATTCTATACATCAGATGTAGATATCGTTTCCGATGATAATAGTTCTTACATAAAGATCGGTGATGGTAATTCTGGAAGTCGTCCGTCAGATGATCCAATACGATGGGGTGTATTTGCGTTGAAGGGTTCTACAGGCCCAGAAGGGCCAGCAGGCCCAGCAGGTCAAACGGGCCCAGAAGGGCCAGAGGGCCCAGCCGGCCAAACTGGCCCAGAAGGGCCAGCAGGTCAAACGGGCCCAGCCGGCCAAACGGGCCCAGCCGGCCAAACGGGCCCAGCCGGCCAAACGGGCCCAGAAGGGCCAGCAGGTCAAACGGGCCCAGAGGGCCCAGAAGGCCCAGCAGGTCAAACGGGCCCAGAAGGGTCAGAGGGCCCAGCAGGCCCAACAGGCCCAACAGGTTCATACCCCGCATGGATAAGCACCGGCAATATTGTATTCGGCGCAACAACAACAGCACCCACGGCGTCTACTAACGCCCCCATAAACAACCTCAGTTATCGTCAGCTCGGAGATAAAGAGTGGGAAGTATCGCTCGTATATAAATTCGGCAGCACCCCAGGGATCAGCGGATCAGGCGACTATCTTTTCACACTCCCCAACGACCTTTCCTTTAACACAAGCTTAGCCTTACAAGGCGCCTATCAAGGCAATGTACAAACAAATTCATGGGAACTTGCCCATTACTCCTTACCCGCAAGTGGTGTCATAACGGATAATGGCCTTGGTGGCCAAGTATATCCTATTATATGGGATGCCACGCGATTCCGTATATTGACTATAACATATGGAAGTTTTATTAGTTGCTGGGGGTCTGGCTACTATATATTGGGAAGTACCGCAGGCGGAATAAAACTCCGTTTTACATTTACATCAACCTAAAATTGATTCACCAGGTGCACTTAATACTGCAGTCCCTGGTTAGAAAATGTCCGGACGCGCCATCTCGCTCTTTTCGGGTTGCGGTGGAGATACTCTTGGTCTAGAGCGAGCTGGATTTCGGGTGATTGCGTTCAGTGAATGTAATAAGGCGGCCATTCAAACCCATTTGGCAAATTTCCCCGAGTCCGTGTTGTTACAAGAGCCCAATAGCAAATCCGCCGATATTACGAAAATTCCTGACGCGGTCTTCGAGCCATACAAGGGCGGAGCCGATGTAATCTTTGCCGGGTTCCCTTGTCAGGGGTTTTCTCGCGCAGGGAAGAAACAGGCCACGGATCCTCGGAATCAGATGTTTCAGCAATTTGTCCGTGCCGCACGCATTGTACGCCCTCGCTTTATCATCGGAGAGAATGTAACAGGGATTGAAAAGATGAAGAGCGGGCCTGAGCCGGACGACCCGCTGATCCTGGATATCATTCGCCAGTCATTTCGCGCGATTGGTTATGAGTTTACGCACAAGGTGTTAGAGGCGAATCAGTTCGGTGTTCCTCAGAAACGCAAGCGTGTCTTGATAGTCGGCTGGGATACGGCGCGAGTGAAGACCTTTGATGTGGCGAGTTTCTGGGCGTCTGTGGCGGCATTCGGCGCGGGTCGGGCCTTGCCTCGGATGCGGGACTTTGTGGAAGCCTCCATGGAAGGCGCCCATCTCTTGCCTGCCGGGTCTGTCCCAGAAAACTTTGAGAGATATGCGCTGGCCGTGGCTGCCGATGCGCGGCCCACTGGTGAGCCCCATCCATTCGTAGTGCTGAAGGCGCGCGAGAATCTCCTCAGTTGCTCGAAGCGGGACAGCCCCATTCACTCGGAGATCATTGACTTGGACGCACCGTCCAAGACAATCATCTGTACATATGACCATCAACCGAGGCTCTTGGTGGGTCTGCGAAAGCCCGATGGGACTGCTTATGCGCGCTGTCTGCTGCCTCAGGAACTCAAGCAGATTCAGGGCTTTCCTGCCGACTTTGTATTGCGGGGGAATAAGAAGGAAATGGTTGTACAAGTGGGCAACGCCGTGCCGTCGGCCTTGGTGGAAAGTGTTGCTTCTGTGTTAAAGGGATTATCTTCTGTGGCCTAGGGCTCCTGAGCCTTAGCGACTAAGGCATTCCAGCTCACCGGAAATTTTTCTTTAAGGAGTTTCGAGACCGCCTCGGCATACACCTGGATTTCCACTTGTGCGTGGGGGTCCAGACGCAGTCCACAGAGCCTCGCGTAGGCCGATAAACTTCCCGTCTCTATGAACTCCGTGTACATAGACTGCGGAAGAAAGGCGCGCGCAATCTCGGGAGCCACGCCCTGGCATAGGAGATGCTCGTAGAAGGCGATGGCCGTACCTTGGAATGCCTGGATGTTGTCACGCACCGCCGACTCGTTTTCAACCGGCGTGGGCTTGGAACCCTGCTTTTTATTGGTATCTCGCTCTCGCAAGGAACCCTCGGGAGGCATGTAGCACTCTGGCGTAGTATCCACGTAGCGCCTGGATACCTCATTGCGCGCAAATCCGATGGTGTGACGAAACCACTCGCGGGCCACGAAAATCGGCATCTTCAGCCGGAGACGCACCTGCGGGTGGAAGAAGGGTGTAATATGATGGTGTTTCGCCAAGTACTGGATGAGTTTCTCATCCTTTTGGTCGAGCGCGCTAGATTCCTTGGCGAAACTCACGCGCGCGGCATTCACGACGGTGAGATCATCTCCAAAGGTATCTAGGAGCTCTACAAAGCCGATGCCGTCTAGCAGTGGAATAGCCTCGGCCGTCATTATGTTTTATAGTGTTTCGTTGTTCTTTACATGGCCTTTTCACTAAATCCACGTCTTTTTATCAAATAAATAATTGATTAGAAAGAGCGCACCCACACAGAGACCAAGTGTAATAAGCACACACACTATACAAAATGCCATAATGGCTCTTTGATTTTCTACAGGGGGCTGTTCAATAAGTCCCTCTTCTACATCATTCTCAGCCGTATCGCGCATGATAGGTATATGCGTGATGAGTTTATACGGGCTTCATAAACCCCGCAAAAATGCCTGGATACAGTAGTATGTCCAGGAAAACCCATGGAATTACTTGGACAGACGATCTCGCGTGGATGGAATCTATGCGAGGACCCAAATGGACAAACCTCATACGCAAACACCAGCGGACTTGGGCTTCCCTTGTGGAACCCCTCAAAGGTCAGATTGCGACCATAAACGCCGAATTATCCGCCAAGGCTGTACCCTTCCTCTTTCACACAGGCCAAGGAGAAGTGGAAATCCAAATAGGCTCTTCCGGGAATATAAGATGGCGTTTTAAAGGTTCTTCCCTTGTACATGATTGTAAGAACTTGATTGCCTCTGGTCTCGTTCCCCCTATAAAAGGGGACTATGTCTGGGATGTAGACGACGTGGGCGAAGGAGCAGAGGTATATGCCGTGCGAATGTATAAGAGGGATTCTGCAAATCCCCTTTGGCAAATCGCGGGTATCTCCCCCGATATTGCGATTGTGGGCGCTCGTTGTTATTATCTGGAAGTGAAGAAAAAGCTCGTGTACTGGCGCTTAATGAGTTGTAATGCGCTCACGGGCAAGGACAAACAGGTTCATTATGAAGAAACAGATTATCGGTATAACCTGGAAATTATAAGAGGGGACGACAAACACGCCTATTTACGTAGACAGGCAGGAGCAAAACAGGATTGTTTCATGATTACTCCTGCGACTGCTGTAGAAGGGCTGGCGGGTGTGAGCCAGGAGTCCCGCAGATTCGTCTTTGGTTCCCATGCCGGAGAGTACTTGTTGTGGTCTCAGGGCGCTGGTTGGACAAGGTCACCCGAACTTATCAAGGCCGGCTGGAAACTCCCGCTGGATCCGAAGGCGGTGCCAGAGCGCCTGGATACTCGGCGGGGAATTCTGATAACGCGCTGGCAAGGTTGTCGGACTCTCTGGGCAATCCATCGTTCTTCGGAGCCGAAAATCAAATGGCGGGGCTGGGGTTCCCTCATGCTGGATCCTTGGGATAGTCAGTGGATACGCCTTGCGCGCCCTGGCACAGAAGTGTATTGGTGGCCGTATGATTCTGCCTTGCCGGTCGAGCCTCTGGCGAACAAAGAATTTGGGAAGATCCATTTCGCCATTAGCGCCGATGGTACGGAGGTGCCGTTTTATGTGTTAAAGGGG